TTGGGTCAAATTTTAGATAGTACTACTAATATTAATACTATTGCACCCAAAACTTTTTATAATTTTAGAAATGATGGTAATGATAAATTAAGAGTTCGTGTTGTACCTACTCTTTCTGATTCTAACACCCAAAGTCAAATTCCAGGTCTCACCAATATTTCAGATCCAAAACATTGGACTCTTTCTTATCTTTTTTCTGTCTATGATATAGAAGATATTGGTTCACCTCCAGGTTCTCAAAACGCAGCTTCTAATACAATTAAATGTTTAAAAATTTATTTTTGGGATGAATGGTATCAAAAAATGATTACTGATATCATGGAGTACTCTACCGCAAAATCTAATGTAGATCAAAAATTAGAAACAGGTAAAGCCATGAAAGAAATCATAGAGAAATCTTTAGAAGGATTAGATTCTACTGATGGTGTACCTGTTAATGATGATGAATGGGAAGATGGATCTTCTAAAATTTTTTATACTACACCCACTCAAACTAATGCTTATGAAAGTTTGATGTATATTTATGACAAACACACCAGCGAAAAAACATTAGATTCTGGTGGTGCCGATAAAGTTTATGATTTTAGCTTACTGATTAAAGAAAGAGGACCAGAAGCTACAGATATTGGCCGATTGACATTAAAACCGGTAAGTACATTTTTCGAAAAAGCAGGCAAAGATACAGAAGGTCCTGGGGAGTATCAAATTGAACACTTTTTCTTACAAGCTTATGGGGGCAACACAGATAAAACTCTTTCTTATAGAGCCCCCATAATAAAAGGTGCTAGTGATAAAATTGATTTTAAATCACCAAAATACGGCATGATCACAAGTTACCGTTTTGTTGATATGTCACCCACCATGAATTTTGAAGAATTTTGTACCTCACCGGTTTATTCTTTTGATTTTAAAAATAGAATTTATCGAGTTGAGTTTCAAAACAATTCAGTAAAAACCGCTAGAAAATTAATAGCAGAAAAATATATTAAAGAGGTTTATACTAATTCAAGAGGAACCAGTGAAGATCTTTTCTTAACGACACTTGATAAAGATAAAGAAGAAAATCGTAATATAAAACCTGTATTTTCTCTTTATGGTGATCAAGAAGATGCAGGATTAAGACAGACTAGCGGATTACAAAAATTACTTTACGTCGGTTTGTTTCAAAATGCTTGCATACATTTTAAAACTTTAGGTTTATCTTTTAGAGAACCTGGAAGATTTATAGGCATAGATAAAACAGAAGGAGTGGATTCTGGAGACTTCCAAGATAAATTTTATGGACAATGGTTTGTAATTAATGTTAGGCATGTATTTGAATCAGAGCTTTATTACAATGAAATAACAGCAGTTAAATTACATCGTTTTGACTCATTACAAAATAAATTCCCAGGAACCTTTTAACCTATGAAAAAATATTTTACTTCTCTTGATTTAGAAGACGGAAAATTTATAGGATCTTTGCATGATCCTGATACTAATAAAGTTATTTACAAAACTAAAGGATACAATTCACAACATCAAGTAACTTCAGATATTAATGAATATTTGACTAAACTTAAAAACAGCGAAACAAAAGTAACACCTCACCAACCTCATACCATAGTGAACACTATAAATTATCAGAGTGTTGCTACCAAAGGCGGTAGATGTTGTGGTAGAGGTTAGTACATTCTTAGGCAAGTACTAAACCAATTGATTTCTTTATCAACCACAATTGCATCTTTGTACATACCATCAGATATACTTAAAAGAAGAGAAGACTTCTTAGATGCATCTAAATCATTACTAAATACAACCTCGAACATTTCTTTTAAAAGTTGTAGGTAATCATTAGAAAATTCTACTTCTCTTTCAATTACAAACTTCCTCAATTCTGAAGGATCTTGTTTTTGTAAAATTTTATTAATAACTTTCTCTGCTAATCCTTTGGCATTATTTTCTCTAATGTGTAAAGTACCATCATAAGAAAATTTTTGTATATCATTAATAATCCTTCTAAGATCAGGATATCCATTTTTTATTAGTTCAATTAATTTTTGTTTCTCTTCATTTGGTACATTGATACCTTCTGTTTTAAGAATAAAAATAACTCGATTAATAACTCCTTCAAGAGGAGGTGCAAGATTAAAAATTTGACAACGAGATTGAAGAGCCGGAATTATTTTAAAAAGGTAATTACAAGTAAAAATGAAACGAGTATTTTCAGAATACTCTTCAATGACATTACGCAAAGCTTTCTGAGCTTCTAATGAAATAGAATCTGCCTCATCACATAAAACCACTTTCAACTTACCATCCAAAGATTTAGTAGAAGCGAACCCAATAATCTTAGATCGAATAGTATCAATACCGTTTTCATCAGAAGCATTAATATAAAGATATTGACAATCTAAAATGTCTTTAATGATAATTTTAGATAATGTTGTTTTACCTGTTCCTGGAGGACTACTAAAAAGAAGATTGGGGATTTCTTCTTTCTGTTTTAGAGAAGAGAAGAAATCCCTATGTTCTGATGATAGAACAATGTCTTCTAATTTTTTAGGGCGAAATTTTTCTATAAAAAGATTTTGAAACATTATCGTCCTGTACTACCAAATCCATTTTCTCCGCGAGTAGTTTCTTGAGCTTCTTCAATCCAATCTGACACACTATGAATTAAAGGATAAACTACCAATTGTGCAATTCGATCGCCTTTCTTAACCTGATAATCAATATCAGAATTATTATTAATTTTAGCTCCTAGATCGCCGCGATATTGACAATCGATAATACCATTAAAGGCTGAAAGGTTATGTTTGAATTGAAGACCTGAACGACTTTCAATACGAATCCAATATCCTGGGGTGATATATCCCAATTTAAGACCAACTGGAACTGTTGTACCTCCTCGAGCAGGAATAATACAATCTTCTACTGCCGTAAGATCATATCCTGAATCTCCAGTCAAAGGATCGTCGTGTTTGCGAACAGGAAGAACTGCGTCTTCGTGAGTCTTGACAAATTTAACTTCTACCGTATTACTCATTGATTAATTGCCTTCCTGTAAATTGTTGTCCATCATTACTAGTTTCTTGAATGGGTTGTTGTCCTGCTTTGATAGCATTTTGCTGTAACCATGCCACCAATTGATCTGCTTTTTCTCTCGGAACGATAAAGGTCCCATATATAGTGTTTACTGTGATTTCCATATTGAATTAATATATTACTTTAGTTTTACTTTTTTTCAAGAGTTGTTTAAATATCTTTATGAATGAATCCCTTGATACTTTATTAGAAGAACTTTCTTCTTTTGACTATTCTACCGTCAAACCACCAAAACGCACGGATGACATGGAAATTACGGAAGACAATATTAATGAATATATCTTAAAAAAGACCAGTAATTTAGTTGACGCTGGTTTGGGTGCAGTAGAAGATTTAAAAGAGTACATTGTACAAGGACAAAATCCCGACGAAATTGCTGCTTTATCGGAATTAATATCTTCGACCACAAAAGCTATAGAGTCTCTTAATAGAATTAATTTACACAATAAAAAAGCGAAGGAAACCAAAGAGTTAAAAAAGATGGACATTGACGGTAAAAAAGAAATTGTTGAATTAACTCAAGGAGACACAACTATTAATAACAATGTTATAGTCGCTTCAAGACAAGAAATTTTAGAAAAATTGTTTGGTCAAACTGAAAAAGAAAAAGATTCATTCCAAATGGTTGAAGTCGACCTCAGCACAACTAAGTTAATTTCAGATTCAAACAATAAATAATAACAACACATATGCCTTACGAATTTATTGATAGAGAAGAATGTATTGGAGATTCTTTATTTAAAATTAACAACAATTCTTTGAATTTTGATAATCGAATTACAAATTTATCTTCCAGTTTTGTAGCAAGTTCTCAATCACTGACTTCACAAATATATTCACCAGGATCTATATTAAAAGCTTCTTTTCATGGGTTTTCAGAAAACTCAACCAGATCCGGCGATTTGCGAAACTACGCCACAGTAAACAATGGCATTATAACAGTTATAAGTTCAAGAGCGAATAGTCGGTTTTTGGTTACTGTTAATGGTCAGGGTTATACTGCACCTGGAGCTGGAGGTGTAAATGTGGGTATACAAAGAATTATCGGTGGAAATACTTCCAGACTTTTAGGGGTAGATGGAAATTCTGGAGATTCTTGGATGGGCACATCTAATGGCCATTATGGCTCTTTTAGCATTACTCGGAGTTACTTAGATTCACCTGGAGTTCCTTCAGGTACCGTAATTTATTATTACCTACTTCACGGTCACTGGTCTGCTGGTACTAGTTATATTGGATATCCCGGATACACTAGCCAAAGTTCTATCGTAGTCTACGAAATGGTTTAATAAGATCCTCCATCAACTATGAGTTTTTCTTCTGGTAAAATTAACCCAGAAAGAGCTACCCATAACGAACTATTAGATTGAACAAGAGAACTTGTACTTTTAATGTTATCAGATATTTCTTGTTTTAAATCAACATAATCAATTGAATTATTCAAAATAATATCTGAATTAACAGAACTTAAAGCTAAAGATTTAGTAATGATTTTATCGATCGCCATATAATTTATATTGATAATGTATCTGAAAGTATTTGTGAAACATTTGAAACTGTTGCAGAGCTCTTTAATCTCATACCAATAGTTTCATCTTCTGTAATTGAACTTAGCTTTAAGCTAAAGGTATCTTGAGGTATCGTATTAATCTTTAACAAGGTATCGGATTCTTCTTCTGTTAATCCAGAAACACCTGTCTCTACTCTTGTTATGTTGACTCTACCTGCATAAAGAATGACAGATCCTCCCCCTGATGTGGTTGTTACAATAGGAATATCTCCATCGTCTCTATATAATCTATAATCTCCTTCGAATACAACACCAACATTTCTTGTATTATCTAATTTTAGATCAACAACATCAGTAATAATTTTGTAATTCGCTACATCTTCTGCTATTAGTCCTTCATAATAATTTCTAATTCCTTGTTCTGTATATTCATTTGCAACCCACCATGCATAAAGTCTTGGTATACTTGTTGTTTGATCAGGGTCATTAATATCAACTTGAATAGTGGGATAATCTGCTGTAAATTCTGTAATTGTTGATCCATTGATAGCATGTAAATTATATATTACATCATCTTCTTGATCTGCAAATGCTGTGAAGCCTGTTGGAGATGCTACGGCTTTAACTTCGTGTCTTAATTTGGCTGTAGTTCCATTAATATAAGTGACACGAATTCTTATAATATCCCCTATCGATATTTCTTCTCCGTTGTTGTAGTCATATATCAAATCACCCGATTCTTGGTGAATTACATTATACAACTCCTGCCCTGTGGTTTCATTATATATTTGAACTCTAGAGTTTGTAATTAAATTTGTTATCGTTCCTTTATTTGTTTTAGGTAAAGGATATCTGATTTGTTGTGATATTGAATTGGTGTTCGTTTCTATATATAAATAGTTAAAAATCGTATTTACAACATTCGCAGTCGATGTCACTCTTATTTTCATTTTGATACCAATAGTAGGATCAATCGAAATTGCTGAAAGATTTTGTGCATTTAAAGTTAACCAGTTATTGTTATAACCGTTTTTTGTATTATCGTATTGAAATGCCGCAGATAAATTTGTAACATTAGTACCTCTTATTGTGGGTTGCACATTTCTAAACCCTGTATGGCCAAGCATGTAATACGGCATTTCCCAAGTAATACTATCCCCTACATTGCACAATGTAATCATACTATCACCTAAAAACCCGGACTTATTTGTTCCATTTGGAATTAAATCCACTGCCACATAATTACTAGTTAGATCGGTAGGTACGTTTGCCATTAAATACAACAATCCATTGCTATCTGAGTAAAAAATATCTTTAAAATGAACACCACCTACGTCACCTTGTGGAATAGAAGTGTTCCCTGTTACGGCAGCTACTAATGTACCTCTTATAGTACAATTTTTGTAGTTAGGTATTTCCCCTGAGCGTCCAAATGATGATGGATAAAGGTAACAATTTTCCATCAAGATGGTGTCTGCTAAAGTGCCTTTAGATTGACCTGATGTGCCTATATCCGCTATAAGTTTTCTTGCAACTATGTGCATATTTCTAATCTTTATATTTGTTGCATCATAAATATCTAAAACCCCAAAACTGCCATTATTTGTAGAAGCACTAAAACTAGTAAGTGGGTTTGTTTGTGTTCCGACGTTCCTTAACTCTACATTGTTAGTTAAGTTATAAGCATATAGTGTAATGCTGGGGTCGCCAGTTGGAATACCCGAACTATTTTTAACTGAATTGTTTAATTCAGTTAACTGATAAACTCCATCTATAAAAGTATTATTGCAGTTGTTTAAATTAAATAAAATTCGCCCAGTTGCTGTAACATCGAGAATGCCGTTTACAAATTGTTTACCTTTTGTATTATAGATAGTAGTATTATTTGTGTTTGTCAAAGACATTCCATGTGCACCTAGATAAGAGAAATTTTGTATCAAAAATGTACCTGTGTTTCTAGCAACTTGAATATTGTAACGCAGCTCTCTACCTGCATTAGGAATCATTGAAAAACAATTTTTGATCTCAATGTTTTCACAATCGTTTATATAAAAGGGGACACTACTATTACCCAATACTCCGTACGTACTGCCATTCACAGCAAGAATAGAAACGTTATTTAATTTACAGTTTTTTGCATTATATATAGCTAAACATGAAGTTGAATTATCATAATTATAAGCAGTATATCCCTTATATGGTGATGCAATAACATTATCAATAACAATATTATCTGTAGCACCATAATTCATTTTAGCATGAACAGCACTATTTCGTAGGATAAAATCTATCCCCGCTCCATTAGCATTATATGACCAGTTGCTATTACAATTTTCAAAATTAGCTGTTCTTGTTCCACTTCTTCTATAAAACATATCGTCATAGGAGTTTGCTACTATATTTTGTGAATAAGACCCCGTAGCAGCAGACGCTGTGGGTGTTCCTGTACCGTTTCCAGAACTGGATAAAAATATATTAGGAACTCGTATCTTACAATTTGCTGGTGGTAAATATCCAAATTTCCCATCCACTCCGCTATAAGCAATAGTTATCGTACCATTTTCCAAACTGCTGTTAAATATTCTTCCGTTTGCACTCAACTCTCCATAAATAAATCCACTAGAAAGCACATTTGTTACATTCAAAAGACCCCACGAAGTAGCTGCGTTATGCCAAGGCATATATTGTTCTGAATTAGGATTCGTCTCAATCCATACTCCGTTAATATTGTCTTTTACCGGTACTTTTATTACTTGATTATATTGTCCGTTAGTAGTCTCATTGAGATAATACCAATCTCCTTTTGTACTCAAAGTTCCTATTGTAGTTTGATGGTCATAATAACCCCCTGCTTTACCTACAACGTTTATCCATGACCTTTTACCAGAACTCGATATAGTTATAGTTGAACCGTTAGACAGTTGTATTTGCTCGTTGGGAATAAAATTACCTGTTTTAGATTTCAACTTTATCCAACCACTAGAAGGTAAAGGTTTAATATTACCATTAGTCGAAGAAATAGGCTCGTAATCTGTATTATTCCAAACACCGAGTAATTTTCCATATGCTCCAGAAGTTGTTCCTATGGATTCAGGTGTATTTTCAATTGCACTTAAAATTGGAACCGTACCAGAAGATGATGAAAATGGAATCTCCCAAACATTTCTACCATCAATCAAAATTGATCCACCATATGCACCTTCAATTACAAGTCTGCTAAAAACTGAACCATTATATCCCCACCTGTTATCAGAATCTATAATTAAGTTAGAGTTACGCAAAAATATAAGATCATTATTAACAAAACCAGCTAACGCACTCGAATTATATGTGAATGTGCTATTTGTAATTGTGAAATTAGCCATAATTTATAAAGTATACCTGTCCGTCCAAGCTATATTTACTGAAGATGCAGAAGAAATAAACGTACCCGTAGAAGAAAATATAGACTTTTTAATTGTCCATAAGGGATCGGTTTCTAATGTTCCTATTGGAGAAGTTCCTATATATGTAGCACTCATTCCATAATATTCAGACTTGTATTGTTTTGATTGAGTAGAACTTCCAGTTCCCAGTTTTGTTACACTTTTATCCGAATTGATTATATATGCTCCATCATCTATTACAGAACAAACTTGCCCATAATATACATAAGGAGATGTGGTTGCATAGGAAGTTAAAGAATGATATGTCGAATGAACTTCTGTTGTATCCAATGCTTCTGCTTGGAGTCTATAAAAATTAACTGGAATAGTTAGAAATGCCATAACTTAAAAAGATACTGAATATGTTTCTGCTTGTGGGTATCCTGCAGAGACCAAATATGTATAAACTCTGTAATTTGTAGAATTTGAATTGTTTGCTCCAGCAACAGAAACTGTTGTGTTTGTAAATGCGGTTGTAATATTTCCTACCCCTACTTGTACTACTTGAACATTTATATTCGATAATGATGTTGGGAATGCAAAAGAAACTCTCTTATCTCCAGCTTGAATGTTTATATTAAAAGATCTGGATGTAGTGGAATTTTCGAAAGATCTTACTTGTGTGGAATCAGAAGCCGCTGTAGTTGTTGTATCCGCTGTATAATAATTATTTCTAAACGGGATAAATGTTGTAGTAGCTGTTCTAGTTCCTGATGGTGGTGGTGTTCCTGATGGGTTTCCTATATTATCATATAATTGAGGCCCAGTACCGTAATCAACTTCTGTTGTAAAAGTGGTATTAGCATTAAGCTGAAAACTAGTTAAGAGCGGAGTAGAAGTAGAAGTAGAAGAAAGAATGCTTGCTCCAGATTTTATTCTAAATTGTGTAGCATCTCCAGCACTACCCTTATTGAAGTTTGGTGTTAAAGTTGGAGAGATGTTTGTTCCTATTTCATAGGATAGAGTAGTTGGGGATATGGAAACGGAAAGTGTTGGTTGAGTATATACGGCAGGTATTACGGTTGTTAATAAATTTTTAAGAATAGTTTCAAAAGGAGTATTTGCGGGTATTACTGTATTATTTGAATATGCTCCTAAACTTGAAGAAAGTTTTGCAGTAATAGGAGTTGTTGTAGTATTTGTTGATGTAAGGCTTGGTTGTAGATTTTGAATGTCTTGAATTTCTAATAATACATTTCCCGTTTTATTTGCAACAGATTGAACTGGAGCAGCAGATGCTGCTCTTTGAATTGTAAAATATTTGTTAAGCGAACCTTCTAATAAACTATCGGTTGTACCTGGTGATCCTACTATCTCGACATATGTACTTCCGCCCCATCTATAAACCTTGTTATTATCTAGTGTAATATAAAGAACACTTTGAAGACCAGTTCCAGTCGAAGTTAATGAATCGAAAGTTGTATATTCTTGAATCTCATCAACAGAACCTGGTAAGTGAATCGTTGGTATTAAATTGTTTACTAACTCTACATAATTTCCGGCGGGTTGTTTGGAGTTGAGTGTACTTTGTAAATTGTTTATGTCTGTTATTTCAAGCGTCACATCACCAGTTTTAGTCGCTACTGATTTAACTGGAGCATCTGAGATAACTCTATCTGATCTATAGAAAAGATGAACAGAACCTTCAATTAGATCATCCGTATTTCTTACCGTATCGCCTGTATCGCCTTTAGGCCCGACTAAGCTATTTAAGAAATCTTGTTCTGATCCTACATTACCTTCAGAAGTCCAAATATCATATGCGCTTTGTCCTGTTTCTCCGATGTCTCCTTGTACACCCTTTAAACTACTTAAATAATCAGAAACTGTTCCATCGTTTCCAGCTGATAACCAAACCTGATAAGAATTTTCTCCCTTTGGACCAGCAATACCTTGTTCACCTACAGGCCCGACTAAGCTATCTAAAAAATCTTGCTCAGAACCAGAGTTTCCATTACTACGCCAAATATCATAAGCACTTTGCCCATCAAAACCATTCTCCCCTTGAATGCCTTCTGGTCCTTCAATCCCCACAGGTCCGATTAAACTATCTAAAAATTCTTGTTCAGAACCTAAATTTCCATTATCACGCCAAATTTCATAAGCACTTTGTCCTATCGGTCCTATATCACCCTTATCTCCTTTAAACGCAAGTAATCCATTAACTGTTTGATAATTTGGTGTTATTATTACAATATTAGAACCAGAATCTGGAGGATCTATAAATTTAACTATATCGCCTGAAAGGGTATAAGAAGAATTAGAAAGTTGTCTGACATTATCTACAAACACTTCAACAAGTGAAGCATTAGAAGAATTGTTAGTTCCTGAAACTGTAAAATTGGTTGTAACCCCATCCGCAGCAAAAATAAATTTAGAAGGGTCAGGAATTAAAGCATTAGAAGGAATCCCATTATTGGAACCACTAAAAATTTGAGCTAAATCTACACCACCAGACAAATAACGACCCAATACATTTAAATCACCATTCATGGTACCACCATCCGCATATTGAACTGCATTGGTACCACCACCACTACTACTCATTCCTATGTTAGGATAAACTTGTCGAACTTTGTTTATTTGTTCAGCGACAATGGATTTAATTTTAACATCTTCCTCAGATGGTTTTATCTCGTTTTTACTATCTCTAGCAAGCTCTTGGGCGTATTTAGAAACAAAAGATGATTTCTTTTCAGTCGAATCGTCTTTATTTAAATTTAATAATTCTACATTATTCTCCTCTTCAGTCTTCTCTTTTTTTACTTTTGTTTTACTAGAAGCTTTTAATTCTTTTACTATAGATTGAACTCCACTTTTTTTCTTTTTTTCTTTTTCTAACGCGTTGCCTAATTCAGCAATAAATGATTCAAAAGGTTCTTCTGATTTTTGTGCGTCAATTTCTATATCGTTGGAAGTTTCTTTTAAAGGAGGTTCATTTATTTTTTTTAATTCTTTTTCCTTTTTTAATGTTTGTGCTAATGTAGTTACAAAAGATTCAAAAGGTTCTTCAGGGTTTGGTGTAGGTTCTAAAATTTCATTTAGAGGTTCATCAGATTTAAGTAATTCTTCTTTTTTTTCGGGAACAACTTCTTGACTTGCTAGAGGAACATCATTTATTTTTTTTGACTCTTTTTCTTTTTTTATCGTCTCTGCTAAGGTAGCAACAAAAGACTCAAACGGCTCTGAAGATTTAGGCAGCTCATTAGATTGTTGATTTTCTTCAACAACTACAATTTCTTCTTTATTCTTGGGTTCATCACCTTTGTCAGAAGCCTGTTTGTAGCCTTCAATGACATCAGCCGCATAAGACATACTATTACTTATAGCTTATCCTTCACATGACTTACATGTAAGTATAGAACGAGCTAATTCTTGAGCGGGATTAGCAGATCGTTGATAGTATAAACTTTTAATCCCTTGTTCCCAAGCAAAGATCATTAATTCATTAACTTCTTTTGGTTTAGTGTTTGGCGGAATCATTAGATTCAACGATTGGCCTTGATCAATATACTTCTGGCGTTGTGCTGCTTGAATGACAATTTCTTTTTGTGAAATTTCACCAAAAGTCTTAAAAACATTCTTTTCTTCTTCTGTAAGAAATTCTAAATGTTGTACGGAACCACCATGAACCAAAACAGACTTCCATACTTCATCATTATCTTGATCTTTATCTTTAAGAAGTTTTTTAAGGTATGGATTTTTATATGTGAATTTGCCTTTAGCTAGATCTTTAACAAAATAATTGGAATTAAGAGGTTCAATAGAAGGAGACACTTGTCCTAAAATAAAACTAGAAGAAGTGGTAGGTGCAACAGCAAGAGTTGTAGTATTCCTTCTTTTGTCTTTGGAATCACCATATATAGGAGCTTCACCAAAAATCTCAGCTAATTCTTTAGTAGCGGAGTCTGCTTTGTCTCTAATACTTTTCCAAATTTGATTGTTAAGCATTTTAGCTTCCATGGATTCAAATGCAATCATTTGTGATTGAAGAAGAGAATGCCAACCCAAAACACCTAAACCTAAAGCTCTTTGATTTTCAGCAAACTTTCTTGGAGCTTGCATAAATTGCATATCTTTTGTCTTTTCGATAAATTCAGACATCACTGCATCCAAAAAATAAATTATAGTTTGTACTGCATCAGTATCTTTCCATTCTTCCCATTTCTCTAAATTCATAGAAGATAAATCACAAACAAAAGATTCATCTTCTGAATTAGACAGAAAAATCTCTGAACAAAGATTGCTATTATTAATTTTTAATTTTTTATCTTTATAAATTTGAGGAGCTTGATTATTAGCATTATCACTAAAGAAAATATAAGGATAACCAGATTCGAAACGTTTCTTGACAACAAGACCCCAAATACGTCTTGCTTCTTTATCTCCATCAACTATCTTCTTCATCCACTCATCTGAAACACAAACACCAATAGAAAGGTCTTGAATTTCATTACCCTCAGAACGTATTTTAAGAAATTCTTCAATGTCAGGATGATCGATAGGAAGGTAAGCTGCAAAAGAACCTCTACGCACATTTCCTTGGGAGACCACATTCATTAGTTTATTATAAAGTTCCATGAAATGAACAGATCCAGTAGAACTACCCCCAGAAGAAATAGAAGTACCTCTCCCCCTCACACCACCAAAGTAAGCTGAAGTACCACCGCCTTGTGCAGTCATAATACCAACCTCAGCAACCTTTTCTAAAATACCAGGCATGGTATCTGGGATATAAGAACCAAAACAAGAAATAGGAAGACCTCTTTTACGACCAAAATTAGCCCATATAGGAGAACTTAAACTGTAAAAGCCTCTAGAAAGATAATCTTCAAACTTATCAGCAAATCCTTTAATTTGAAGATATTTTTCTGCAGCGACACAAATATCTTTAATTCTTTGTTCTGCAGACTCCCCATCCAACAAATATCCTCTTTCAAGAAATTTTCGAGAATCTTTGTTGAGCCAATAAATGTCTTTATTCATTAGATTATTTTATTGCACTTTTGAGGATAGTCACATTAAAACAAATCATCCTCTGAAAAAGATTGATTCTTCTTAGAGTATTCCACTGGTCTACTCGAAAAAAAGTCAGTCATGTTGTTGCCCAAAAGTTCCTCTTCAAACCACATAGTAGACGTTATTGTCTCTTTGTCTGTCTCAAAAGCTTTAGGAAATTTGATCATTCCTAGCGATTGATTAATTCTGTTTTTTACAAATTCTTTTAAAATATCAGCACTAAGACCTTCTTCTTGAATACCATTAACCATCCAATCAATAATTTTAGCTTCGGCTTTATAAGCTTCTTCTGCTTCATGAAGAATTCTATCTTCTAATTCTTTATCGAATAAATCAGGATATTCTTCACGTATGGTATTAATAATCTTAGCACCTACTAATGCATGAATATTTTCTTCATTGCGGGTATACTTGACTTGTTGGTCGGTGTCTTTGAGAACATTTTTAAATCTAGCAAACCAATTAATAACATAAAATTGACTAAACAAAGAAACATTTTCTACAAAAAGAGTAAACAAAATTAAAGCATAGAGATATTGTTTCTTGGAGTCCTTATAAAATTTATGGGTATACTTTTTAAGATAATTGACTCTACCTTGAATCCAATCTAATTTTAAATTTTGTTCAAATACTTCTTCTAATCCTAAAACAGAAAGTAATCTTTCATACGCATTATTATGAATTACTTCAGTGTTTGCCATCACATACCCCAAATCTTGAAGAGAAGGATGGGGGAGATTTTCCCCGAGTTTAGCCCAAAATGTTTTAACAGCTACTTCAATTTGCCCGATAGCAGAAAGAGTTCTAATAACAATTTCTCTTTCCTGGTCATTTAAATTAACTTTAAATTGTTGAACATCGGATTTAAAAGAAAATTCTTTATCTGTCCAAAATCCATTATGCATAGATTGAATAAATTGTTCGGTCCAAGGGTAAAAGTTTGGTTTTCTAGAGATTTGTTCTTCAAATATTTTCATAAAAATTATTTTTGGGCATAGTGGTAGTATAGTATGTTTTTGTGTTTTTTCTACAATCTATTATCTTGTAGGTAATGCTTCCCACCCAGTATAAGGTTTAGACATATCATGGGAAGCTGCTCCTGAGGTAGGAATCTTTACGTTTTTATTTTGTAAATTAACATCAAATTTAAGATCTGAAGTAGCTTTGACTTCTTCTGGTTTAATGTTAATTTTAGATTTTCTTTTAACACTATCAGGAACTGGTCCTGTATTATTACCATCGTCCATAATTTCCAATGACTCGATAGGAACAGTCATTGGGGTTCTATATAAACCAGGTGCGTATTCTATAATAACATCTACGTACATAGCATCTGGAGATTCAGAACCTCCACGATAATTTTGTGATGTAGTTGGATAAATGGACTTAACCGCAGATACTCTAAGATTGAGATCAAAGTTAGGATCCATGCAAGATTTAATAAGGTCAACAAATCCTTTTGGTTTTTGTTTAAAAAATTCTAAACGAAGACAATCTTTGCGGTAACGAACTCTGTCACCAACAATAAATCCTCCTTGTTGATATCTTTCCAACATACCTTCATACAATGTATTAAACTTCATATCCATAATTTATTTTAGTGATATTATTTATGGGTTTTTCTCTTAAATAATAGAAACAATGGCTATTAAAATTAAAAATTTAGAACAACTGGCCTCAGAATACACTACACAGAGGTATGTTTTTAAAGATTTATTTTTGGACATTAATCTTTCTAAAATACAATCTCCAGGATATCCGTTGCCTGTACCTGGAGCAGACATTAAAGCTTCTTTTGATGTCGGTGCTATAACAAATTCTTTAACTAATTTGTTTAATACTTTACCAGGTCAAAGATTTTTATTTCCAGAGTATGGATTAGATCTTCATAGATTTCTTTTTGAACCTATGAGTGATTTTAATGCAGAAATTTTAGGCCGTAAAATTTTAAACGGTATTGAAACTTACGAATCCAGAGTAAAAGTTTTACAAGTAAGAGTAATACCTGATTACGATAATAACCTTTATAACATAACTATAATGATAGAAATACCAATTTTAAGTACTACAACCCAAACACAATTTAGTTTAGATTTGAAAAAACAAACATTTATATTTGTACCGACTTCCAGAAACCAGTAACGTATGACCATAAACACACCAAATAATAATTTTGATATCCCTAAAGGAGGGTATGTAGCGTTTGATGCTTTATCTTTAAGAGAACTCATTATAAATCGCTTAAATGAACAAAAAGTTTTTACCGACCAAAACTATTTGGGTTCAAATTTAGCATCTATCATTGACATCATATCTTATTCATATCACACTTTAATTTATTATCTCAATAAGACTTCAACAGAATCTATGTTTTCAGAAGCGCAGCTTTATGAAAATATTAATCGTATTGTTAAATTAATTGATTATTCACCAATCGGTTTTCAAACATCCACACTGTCATTTAATTGCTCAGCACAAAATTTAATACAAGGACTATATACTATACCTAGGTATTCGTATGCTTTAACCAATGACATCCCATTTTCATTTAATGAAGACATTACTTTTAATAAAACTACAACACAAGCAGAATCTTTAGATGAATTAGCACAACAAAAAATACTTTTCCAGGGGTATTATCAGGAATACCCCCTTTATACTGCAGCGGGTGATGATAATGAAATTGTTATTTTAGACACCGCAAACGAGCAAGTAGACCATTTTAATATTGACGTGTATGTCAAACCTAAGCTTACAGGTAAATGGGAACAATTTACCAAGACAACTAATCTCTTTTTAGAGACAGGTACAGCCAAAAAATGTGAAATTAGATTAAATCCGAATAAAAGATATGAAATCAAATTCGGAAATGGTATCAATGGTTATAAATTAGAAGAAGGTGACTTAGTTGCTTTGTATTATTTGAGGTCTTATGGTGCATCGGGTGTCGTTGGTGCAGGAGCATTCAATACAAACACCAGGCTTATTAGATATGACACTATTCAATACAATCAAATTTTAAATGATTTGTTCAGTGACAATTTAAGATTTTTAACAAATGCAGAGTCTTCGGCTTTATTTTTTACTAATAGTGTAAATTCGACACCTATACAAGAAGCAGAAACAGTAGAACAGATAAGAAATTCAGCACCTTCGTCATATAAAAGTCAATATAGATTGGTTACAACCAATGATTTTGAGACTTATGTAAAATCTAATTTTTCAAATCTCATATCTGATGTTAAATGTGTGAATAATTGGTCTTATGTTTCGGATTATTTGGGTTATTTTTATAATATGGGGTTAAAAGATCCATCTAAAACCGAAAGAGCTCTTTTTAACCAAATCAATTACGCGGATGCGTGTAACTTTAACAATGTTTATTTGTTTGTAGTTCCAAGATCTGCTACACAAAATTTAGATTACTTGACAGCATCACAAAAAGAATTGATATCTTCTTCATTACAGGCCGTCAAAATAGCAACTATTGAACCTGTTTTCATTGATCCTGTTTATAAAGCAGTAAGTTTAGGCATAACATCTTCATTAGAAACTTTAAATCCTGTTAACGATGAAGAATTATGCAGATTGCAAGTTATAAAAAGAATTTCTTCAAGAAGAAATGATGAATCAATTAAAAAAGATATCGTCAATATCATTTCAAATTACTTTAATCGTTCAAGAACCGCATTTGGTGCAGTCTTAGATGTAAGATTATTAACTCAACAAATTTTAGGGGTTGATGGAGTAGAAACCATATTCACAGTTCGCACAGATGACTCAACCATTAGAACAGAAGGTTTATCATTATTTACATGGAACCCGATATATCCAGACAACGATAAAAAAGTTTCTATTAATAATGTACCTTTAAGATTTTTTGAATATCCTTTTTTCAACAATCTATCAACTTTACCTTCAAAAATTGTAGTTTCACCTGTAAATAATATTTTTGAAAACCCTGAATACTAAAAATGTTGCAAGTTAATTTCACAGTAACTCCCACAGCAGGTAATGTTCATTCAACAGAATTTACATTTACAGACACTACATCAGGAGCATCTGTTTATCGTTATGTTTGGGGTATAGATAATAATAATTTAATTTATGAAACACCTAATTTAAAACACACTTTTAAATATCCAGGTCTTTATAATATAACTTTATCAGCAACGGATTTTGACGGTAATCAAAATGAAATTACAAAACAGGTTTTAGTAGATTTAGCTCATAGAGATTATTTAAAATTTACACAAATACCTGAAGAATATGCAAACCCAGGGAAGAAAACAAAAATACCATTTAAATTTGAAGTACTTTCTTCTAATCCAGACAAACCACTTTTAGTAGATTTATTTGCAGCAAATTCCCTTTCGATACCTTATCAATATGTTCCGGAAAAATGGAATTTTTTAAATCCTACTTGGAAGTTTTTAGACAAAAATGATAACGTTGTTACTACATTATCTGTAGACCCCATTAAAATTTACGAAAATAATAAAGTAGTTGCTGTATCTGGTACCGGTGAATTTTATTATGTTGATTCTTTAAGCACAGGAAATCCTACTACCAATTGTCCACTTTTAATAACAGCAACATTACAAACTTCAGGATTTTCTTATCCTTTAGATTCTTCAGTATACCCATATATTTCACACTCCAATAACGAATCGGTAAGAAGTGCAGTAGTATGGCAAGTAAATGATGTCTTCCCTACAAGGTTAAAAATAACAGGAAATTATTTAGACCCCATTAATGAAATACAATGGAAAAATATTAAAATGCCGATGTTAATAACAGTGCATTCTAATCGCTCTGATTTAATTCCCGGCAGTGAAGATGATTTAAGTGAAGTTATTTTTTCTTATCCAAAGACAAATGAATTAGGGAATATATCAGAAATTTTTGCGTCTAAAGAAATTCAACTTATAAACATATTAGATCTTTTATCATTAGATCCTATCGGTGGGTATATTTTATTAGAAAACGGCGGAAGAATCCCTTTAGAAATTTCTGATAGTTATAATGTTATTGTTACAAATACATTGGCTGGAGGAGACCAATATAGACTAGATGATGACCCAATTTATTTCCAATCATTAGATTCTCAAGGATTCAAAATTGGTGGATATATTTTTACTACAGTCACTACTCTTTCTACTATTAAAAATGCATCGATTACTTTAAGAACGTTTGGTGTCAATATTCAACCACCCACTAATGATTTTGTTTACCCTGAAGGATTTTCACCTAATCCTTGCGTATGGATATCAAATCCCGCTCAAAGCACTCTTAATAAAATAACATTAGTTCCAAACAACGGAAATTGTGGAACTATTGATTATTTTAAAAATAAAAAATTATTAGTAGAAGGTGTAATAAAAGAAGTTAAAGTACCACAATTAGAATCAGTTCCTAATTTCAATTACCCTCTTTCCGGGTTTTCTGGTGTAGGAACTATGGCAATAGACCCTAGAAATTATGATGTTATTGCAGCAGATGTCGAATTAGATAGAATTTATAAAATATCCAATTCCGGAGAAATATTAAAAACATTTAGTCTTTCGAGTTTAAATGATTATGACAGCCAAAAAAAGATGTTTGATTTTTGGTCGTGGAAAACTCCTTCACAATCTTTGTCTTCTAGCAATTTTACTTTTTATAGTCCTGCATTTAGAAGCGCTGACCTTAGAAATTATATTGTAACCTTAGACGGATTAATTTGGCCTGTAGGTCGTATTAAAATTAGAGATAATCAAACAATAAGAATCTACACCCCTTCTGGTGCTAATCATTTTCTCAAACCCAGAGACGCAAATCTTTACCCACCAGAAAATTTAGATTTCAGTGTCATTCAAATATTCAATCCATTATTACCTACTGAATATATAAATTCTTTATCTTATTGGGATTATGTCACTACAACCAGTACAACATCATTCGCTCTCACAGGTTCAGTTTTAAATGATCCAAATAGATATATAGTAAGCGTTGACGGGTTTTATGAACCCCCGACAAATTACACTATTGACTCTGATAACAATTTATTAAATTTTAATACTCCAGTAAATGCAGATTCTGTAGTCGATATTCATTATTTTGAAAAATCATCGACTCCTGCTTTTTGGGAATTTAATTTAACCGCAAATACCAACTTTTTACCCTTAACCGGTAATTCATATTATGTACCTGACCCTCATTCTGGGTTCATTGTTAGTGTTGATAAAAAATTAATAAAAACGACAGATTTTAAATTGAATGTAGAGGAATCAAAATTAATGTTCAATTATGGTTTGTCTGCAGGATCAAATGTTTATGTGACACAAATAACTGTAGACGAATCTGTTTATGTGCCTGCTGCTTATACTCCATCATGTATAAGTCTTGATAAAAATTATAACATATGGGTAACTCTTTATGATACTGTTTCAGTATTAAAATTAGACCCGGATTTTAATTTACTCTTCAGTACTGCTCCTAATAATATACATTGGGATCCTAGAAGCCATACTAAAAACCCAGATAATATAGATTATCAATCTAACGTATTTGGCATAGGTAAAAGATATAATCCTTTAGATACTTTAGAGGACGACACCTACTCAGAAGACTTTTTCTTAAAACCTTCATTTTGCGAAACAGATAAAAATAATAATTGCTGGGTTACTTACTCCAATCCGTTATGTAGTCTTTTAGTAAAATACAACCCTCAAGGAATACCATTAGCTGAAATACCAACAGGACATCTTAGTACGCCAACCAGTATATCAGTTAATGCTGCAAATAATATTTGGGTCACTAATACTCACAACTCTTCTTATTTTAGTACACCTCTTTCTGGTAGTATAGATTTGTATGACACACAAACATATACTAAAACAAAATCTGTTACAGGCATATCAAGACCATATCATCTATCAATTGATAGATCTAATAATCTTTGGTTCTGTCATGGATTAAGAAGAATTGGATATTATAACACAACCACAAATCAACTTTCTTCATGGATTTTAGACCTCAGTGGAGGATTTACTGTGTTTGAAATGCCATCAGGTTCTTTGGTGGAATTTGATGAAGTAGATAATGAAGAAAATAATGAATTGGGTGGTTTGGCCGTTGATGTTTATGATAGAGTTTGGATTTTAGACAGTACCCAAAACACGGTTTGGGTTATTAGTGCTTCTCCTCATTTTGGTGATTCTGAAATTAGATATTTTAAAGCAAGACCACAAAGCTTAATTGGTTATTATAATGACATAAACAACAATTCAATATACACTAAAAGTGAAAATTATTTTTATGAATCTATTAAAGCGACCGGAGATTGGACAGGAAATCGATGGTACCAAAAATACGTAACTTATTCAACACTGTCTTCTGTATTATTATCAGGAGTTTCAAATACATTTTCTGTATTTGAATTTGAAGATAAAAATCAAATTAAAAGAATTAATGAATCTTTTAATAATGCTCAATATTTTAAAAATTTAGCTCTTCCTGAGGTTTTAAAAAACAATTCTACTTTATTTGATCAGATTTTTGCGGGGACTGTGGGTACAGGATATTTGAGTGGTAGTGAAGATTTAGGTCAAACCATTTATGAAAAAATTGCTAATTTTACTTCAAACCATTCAGATGTAGATACTTGTAACATTGAACAATTATTATCTTTGGCTGAAGAAGTGGACCAACCGGTAGAAGACTTTGGAGGTACTTTCCCAACAGAGATCAAAAGGCTAATTGATATATTTTCTATACCTAGAGCTAAATTATGGGGAGTAAAAGAACAAAAACCTTTATTTCCTCAAAGTATGGGGATGGAATACAAACCAACAGATATTATTCAAGCAGGTGAAAAAATAATAGTTAAAAGCAAATTTGATAACAGTATTAAAATAGTAGATGTACCAATACAAAATAATCAAACAACTTACCCGTTATCTACATTTTTAGGTTATGGGTTGAAACAACCATTATTTTCGAATTATCTTTTTTATAGATACGACCCTGTTTATTCCGACAAATATGTCGAAAATATTATTGATTGGGATGCAGAATTTACTACTTTATCACCCAATGCATCTAGTTTTGAATCCTGGTATGGCAACAATGGATCTATAGAAACTGCATTTAGATATTTGTTGACTAAGAATTTATTTGTTAAATAATTTGTAGTGAGTAATACTAATCAACAAATCTTACAAAGATACGCTCAACCGATATTTGTATCATCATCTAAAAATGATACAAATAAGCCTTTTACTTTCAAAGAATGGTATGATTCTCATAGAGGAATAACACCAGACCAAGAATTTAAACAATACAATGAGTATTTAGTTAATTGGTATAAAAATAAATCACAAACTGTATCTGATAGTAGATTACAATTAAAATTAAATTATCTATCTCTTTTAAAACAATTACAATTATTTTTTAATAAAGAAGAGTCAGAAAATTGGTATAATAAAGTCAATGTAGAAAATGAAAAAGAATTATTGTTGGCTATACCTTATTTTGCTAAAAAATTAAAAGATATTTCTCTTTATTATTTGCAATTAAGAAAAGCCATTAAAGAAACTAAATTAAAATATAATCAGGTAGGAACTAGTAATAGTTTAATACAACAAATACAGGAAATAATAGCTAAAAATTACGCACAAAAAAATAACAATTCTATAAATTTACCTGCCAGAATTTGGAACACGCTTCCTCAATTAAGTTCATTAAATACCAACTTAGCTATTCAATTAGAGGAATTATACGATTTTCATTCATACTTCGACCAAACACCAACCTTACCAGCTTCTGCTTATTTTGATACCAATTCTGAAGATCTTAAAAACTTTTTACATACTAAAAATTTATCTTTAACATCGGCTGAATGGATTTATAAATTAGGTACCTTTTCTTTATCAGGAGATGAATATGAAGGAGATGACATATCTGATTTTATTAAAGCATTAAGTGAAAAGTACATGGGTGAAGATAAATTTATTTTTTCTGAAACCCCAACACAAAGTGCAGCTACAGATTTTTTTAGTCTTTTTATTCAAGAAGGAAATAATTCTTTTTTCTGGCCTGGTACCGTTTATGAATCAAAAGCACTTTTATTACCAAGATATAATAAAGTTCTGTTATCTGAATTGGGTTTAGAAACTTTAGGAACTGCAGGATCAAGTATTGAATTAGCAGACACTATCTTTGTTAAAACTGATAACGGAGTGGAAGCAGCTTGGTTAAGAAATTATTTTTCAGATTACAAAAAAGAAACCATGAAGGCCATAATCGATCCTTCAACAAAAACTTCTTTTAGATTTCCGTTTCCTGGATATGGATTGTCTGGAGAGGACATAGAATGGACTGGTTTTTCTCTTGAATCTGATAAACGTTATCAATACCTAGACGACGCATCAAAACAAAATATAGAAAATGTATATTGGTCAAGTTCTACCGCACTGTCATCCATTAAATCTTTGCCGATAAATGAAACCACTTTAGTTAAAAATAACGCTAAAGCCCATAAAAATTATAATCACGCAGATCAAATTAAAGTTTGGGATTATGCTCCGAATTATAATGATAGTAGTGTACCAGATGTAATATCAGAAGCTTGGTTATATCGTTTCGATAAAACAGACATATCAGTAAATGCAGGTTCTGATAATGTTATTTTCTGGCCTTATGAACAAATAGACACTTCAAAAGAATTTCCAAATTATTATCCGAAAGCTTTATCTGATGTTTGTACTTCAATGGCAGTATCTTCTATAGATTTTGTTTTTGCTACAGCAGGTGAATCATTATCATCATCGGATGTTATTTTTAAAATTAAAAATTATAAATTTGGCACAGAAGATGCAACTGAATGTTGTTGGTTGTCTGGTTCTAAAATAGAAGTACCAGAAGAAAAAATAAGATTTATTGAACAGGAAACATTACAATTAGTTTTAAGTTCGGGAGAATTTACTCAATTTATTTGGAGTGGTAATGATTTAACCGATGCGGATACTGTTTTTAAAAGTATAGCACATCAACCAGATTGTGCATTTAAAACTACTCAATATGTTTCTTATTTAGATCATCCTAAATGTACTTGTTCACAGGTTAATTATAGTCCTTTCGGTCATCCTGGAAATGTTTATGAAGAAAATAAATCATTAGCTGACTTTATTATAGAAGACAACTTTGCACCTGAAAGTTTAGATTTAAGTATTTGGAAAGATGACTATAATACAACTACGACAAGTAGTTCTTCTTTTGGTTGGTATAAAACATCTTCTGATATTGGTTGGGGTAGTGGTTCTTGGTATTCTGGTGATAGTGAAACTGGAAATAAATTTTATTTAAGAAAAGGTAAAAAATACATTTATCATAGAGCTAATGTTACAGACTTAGATCCAGAAACTAATAGTCTACCCCGTTACATAGTAAGACACAAATATAATAATAAAAATAAACCAACATGGGTTCATGCTAAGAAAGATTCTGAGGGTATTTGGGTCAGTACCGATAAACCATCACCCATGATATTAAATCCCGGAGATCT